AAACTATTTACTTAATTTTTTAAGAAAGGAAGAACGCTATGGCGTCTTTTAACTTAACGAACTTCAATGCGGCCATGAAGCACATGTACCCGTATAAGAAGGTTGAAAACATGGTCTACCAGAATAATCCTCTGTTAGCCATGATCCCTAAATCTACAAAATTCCCAGGACGGAATGCTACATTTGGAGTCGAGTATGGCTTGACTAACGGACGTAGTGCTACGTTTCAAACCGCACAGAATAACCGAAGCGGCGCCAAGATCGAAGATTTTGTTGTAACTCGTGTTAAAGATTATGCGGTTGTTTCGGTTGATAATGAGACTTTGCTGGCGGCAGACGGAAACGAAGGTTCCTTGCTTGACGTTGCAAAATCAAAGACTGACTCTGCCATCCATGCTCTATCTCGAGCAATGGGCCGTGATATTTATCGCGGTGGTACTGGTCAGATTGGACAGGTTCACGCATCTAGCTTTACTGGTGGCGGAACCGCTCTCGTTCTTATTGAGGGACACGGCGTAAACTTTGAAGTTGGAATGCGACTTAAAGCAAGTGCTACTGATGGTAGTGCTCTTTATGACGGTGTTTTGACTGTTACTGCTGTTAACGGCGACACCCTTACAACTGATGTAAATCTTACTGTGGGTATTCCATCATTATCAACTAGCGATTTTCTCTATGTTGAAGGTGATGGCTCCGGTTCTACAACCAGCCTAACAAAGATTGCCGGTCTTGATGCCTGGATTCCAGCTACTGTTGGATCTGGCTCATTCTTTGGCGTTGATAGAACTCAACATTCCACCCGTCTTGGCGGTCAGCGACAGGCTTATGCAGACAGTGTTCAGGAAACAATCATCAATGCGGCGGTAAAAACTGCTCGAGAAGGTGGCCGTCCTGACGCAATGTTTATCAACCCAACTGATTGGGCTGAACTGGCTTTTGACCTTGAAGGTCGTGCTGCCGTTGGTGGTGCAAACCACAGACGCCGTTATGATCCCAAAGATAAAGTTGGGGTTTTCGGATTTTCTAGCATCAGCATCGCCACTCCGACAGGAATGGTTGATGTTTATGCAGATCATAACTGCCCAATTAACGTGGGTTACTTGCTGCAATTGAACACTTGGGAGTTCAAGTCCCTCGGAACTGCTCCACGTCTTCTTGACTTTGATGGCCTTAAAGGTGTTCGTCAGGCAAATGAAGATGGCGTAGAATACCGATGGGGTTACTACGGAAACTTAATCTGCAAGGCACCTGGCTTTAACTGCCGCGTAGCTTTAGCAGCATAAGGAGATTAAAATGGCTTTTGTATCAACACTTGGCGGAACTGAACAAATTATTGTTGCCGGTTCTTTTGATGATGATTGCTCCACTGTTCGCGGTACCGGATTTTCGGTTGCTGTTTCAAGTGGTGTTTTCACCATTACGCTTGACCGTAAATACGATGGACTTATTTCTTGCACCGCAACTGTTATGAATGCCACTAGTGCTACTGGCGAGTCGCTAATCGCGGCCCTAAAGTCGCACAGCGTTTCTGACGGAACAGCTGGTGGAACCATTGTTATCGAGACAATTGATGACACTGGTAATATTGAGAGTACCCCTACATCAGGAACAGAAGTTCACTTCTGTGCGATTTTGACTGCTGATCTAAATGCAGATGGGGATCGAGCATAAAAACCTAGCAGGGGGGCCTAGTGCCCCTCTGTTTTTTTTACCTGGAGAGTTTTATGGCTAAGAAAGAAAACGTTCTAGCTATTATGCTTGGTGGCAAAGCGCCAAAGAAAAGCAAGAAAAGCAAGAAAAAGAACGAAGAAGAAGATTACCACGATGACGAAAGCTATGGTGAAGACTATGGTGAAGCGTTTGAAGAATCAGCCGAAGAAGCTTTCCAGGCTTTAAAGGACGATGACTCAGAAGCATTTGTATCTGCGTTAAAAGATGCGATTCATCTCTGTATTGAAGATGACGAGGAGTAGTCATGGCTGATTATGCCAAGCTAGAGTTAAAAGGTGTTTATTCAACCGTATCCGACTATAGCACTCCTCGCACCAAGTTTAAGCCTGCTTCTTACACGGTAACTCCTGATGAATATTTTCATTGTGAGTTAGAAGCTGCAACAAGTGCAGGCACTACGCTCAATACAAGCATTTTAGACTCTGCAACCTTGCTGGTTGTGAAGAATAAAGATGCGACTAACTACGTTACCGCAACGTTTGATTGTGAAGGAATGGGCAGTACAGATACTAGCGTAAGAATTCATGCTGGTGGGTTTTTTGTTACAACTGATTTCACCGTAGGGCAAAATCTTAAGTTAGTTGCCAACAGTGCAGCAGTTGAGTGCGAAGTGTTTATAGTTGGTACGTGATGGCTGATAAGTTCAAAGTTGACCTTAAAGGCATTTACTCTGCCAACTCTGACTACTCAAAGCCAGAGATTAAGTTCCTACCTGCTCCTTACGAGCTAGAGCCTGATGAATTTATTCAGATGGTTGTAGAGGGTGAGATTTCGGTAGGGACTGATATTGACACTAGTATTTTTGACTCAATCTCTATGCTAATAATTAAGAATATGGATGCTACGAAAGTTGGGCAGGTAACAATAGCCAATGCCACCCACACAGACCCATCGGGAGGATCTGGCTTTGTTAACCACATCCACCCCGGCGGAATATTTGTGACGACTGATGTTACTCCTGCTGGCAAAGTAAATGTTGGGCGTCAGCTTGGTGAGCATGAAACAGTAATGTTTGAGGTTATTATAATTGGCTCATAGGGGAAATTAGATGGCAACGGATTTATCAACACTGAGAAGCAGAGCAAGGACCAGGGCCGATGCCGTTGGAAATAATTTCTTTTCCGATTCTGAGATTGATCGTTATATCAATGTTGGCCTTGGCGAGCTTCACGACATTCTGGTTCAACAATTCGAGGATTACTATGTAACCTCTGTCGAATTCAGCCTTGAAAACGATAAGACAAACTATACCTTTGGTGAGCTAGGGATTAGAAATTTCTACAAATGCCTTGGGGTAGACTGCACTGATAGCGGAGAAACTATCCGGTTAAGACGGTTTTCTTTCTCTGAACGCAACAGATATGAAGCAACCGCCATCACAGGAAGAGGCGGCTATACTGATTACCAGTATCAGATCAGAGGAAATGGGATAGAATTTATCCCTAAGCCAAACACAACAAGCACAATTAAATTATGGTACATTCCATCGTTCAGCGATCTTGAGGATGACGATGATGAAATTAATTCTTTTATCATGTCAAATTGGGAGGAGTATGCTGTTGTTACAGCAGTATACAAAATGAAGGAAAAAGAAGAGCTTAGCACTACCGTTATTCAACGAGAGCTTGAAGCCATTAGAGCAAGAATTGAAGAAGCCAGTCAGAATAGAGATGCTGGTGAACCTGGCGGAATCACTGACGAGCTAACAGGAACCAGACCTGGATGGCTAAGGGCTTTTAGATGAAGCGGTATGATCCATCATACGGCGCAAGCCCTGAGTTGAATAGGCTGCAATCCGTAACGCAAGAATCTCTAGGCTTCCTTAAGGACAAAGAAATTCTTGATGGAAAGCTAATAACTGTTGACGTTCCNAATGGCACAACCGTTGCGGTAGGNCATGGGTTAGGTCGAAAATTTAAAGGGGTTATTCCTGTCCTTATCAGGATAAAGGCGACAGGGGCCATTCAAACCTATGATCATTTTGTCCCTCAGCCTAGCAGCGATGAGTCTCTTTACTACAATCTTAGCATACTAGGTTCTAACGAGTTAACTGTTTCATTTTGGATATTCTAAATGCCGTTAAGAAAACAAAAAGCTAGCTTAAAATTTACCAACGGTATTCAGGGGAAGGTTGATCACAAGATCCTTCCGAAAGAATACTTAACCATTCTGGAAAACGGTAGATTCAGTAAGATTGGCGCTATTGATAAGAGAACGGGTTATTCGCTTATTGATAAGTCTGCTAGTGACATTGTGGATTATAAAAACTCAATAGTTGCTCGAAACACCATCATTGGTGATAGGGCTTCTTCGGGCACTGTTACAACGGGCGCTGCATATAATTATGGCTCTGGTGAGTTTATAGGCGATAAAGGCTATTCAGAAGGTATTGATTATACCATGCTGCCAGTCTCAAAAGGCTCCACTGTAAGACAAGAAGACTCTAACACCGCAATTAGCGCTGATGGAAAATATGCTTGTGTTACTTTTGTAGATGTTGATTGGGACCAAACTAACGATAAAAAAGTATACAGTAAGAAATTCTCAATAGTAGACAGAGAAACCAACACCG